GGAAATAGGCACATAAGGAGGGAGGAAATCAGTGGCAAAAAGAGGAAGACCTACCAACGAAGAGGCAAGGGTGGCCGAACTCAGCGTGAAAGAAAAAGGCGACCTCATCGAATTCGGTAAGGGCCTGCTGAAAGAAGAGAATGAAAAACTGAAGGAGAAACTGTCCCTATCTCCGTGGATATTCGAAATGGCGGGCAAAATCGAGGGCATGATGTTTACGGAGGTCCAGGCGAGATGTTTCAAGGTCCTATTTCTAAAAAAGGTGAAGGAAGCAAAGGACTACCGCGAGATCTATGGGATGACCTGGGAGCAGTTCTGCGAGCACCTTAAAATCAGCAAAAGAACAGCCGATAGTTGGCTGGATGAGCTGGGGCCATTCACGACGGAGTTTTTGGCAAACTTTGCCAATTTTTCCGGGTACGATTTGAATAAATTCAAGTACTTAGCCCTGGCAAAATTGGCAAACATTGCCAATTTTGGGGATAACAGCATCATCCACAAGGGCGAGGAAATTCCACTCACCGATGAATTCAGGGACCAAATTCATGCCGCCTTCGCGGACATTATTGACGAGCTGAAGAAGCTCCACGAGGACCGCGATCTTGAGCGACGCACGCACGATCGGCGCTTAGCCGAGGATAGGAAGCACAGAGAAAAGCTGGAGCATGCCCTCTCAAAGCTGGAAAAAGAGGCGGCGCGAAAGGGAATGTCGGCCGAGGACGATGCCTTTCTGAAACAGATGGAGATCCGCCGTAGGGGGTTCGATGGATACATGATGGGCGTCGATCCCCAAAATTTCCTGGACGCAAAAGAGAAAGGCGAATTTTCTCCTCGGATGGTTGCCTCTTATCTTTCAACGCTTGATTACATGCGCAAGCAGATCCTGGCAGCTTACGACACAGCGATTCAGATTTACGGCAACCCCGTCATCGCGCCCGAGAAGGCGTGGCGTCCCGGGGTAACACTATCTTGAGGAGGGAAACATGTGGCAGGAAGACCTTGCGTCTGAGCTCGCCTCATCAAAACCCTCTGAGCGCAGGCAGATTTTATCTCATTATCAGAAAATGTCGGGCCGGACGAAACAGAGTCTTTATCGCATTGCCGCTTGTTATGGGTTCGATGCGGAAAGAAGAAGCAGGGCTGACCGGGACAAATCGAAATCCGAGCTAACACCGGAGCAAGTTGAGTTCGTCGCGGCCCTGATCTACGAGACGCGGCGCGAAGTGAAAGGACCGATTATGCCCGTGGCCAGGGCCATCCAGATCGCAGAGGACAGCGGCATCATCCAACCCGGCCAGGTTGCTCCATCAACGATGAATGGCCTGCTCAGGCGAAGACAGATATCAAAGACGCATCAGAAAGCTGAACCTCCTCATACGTCCATGCGCTCGCTTCATCCGAACCATGTCCATGTCTTCGATGCTTCGGTCTGTATCCAATATTACCTAAAGAGCGGCGGTCTCGCCGTGATCGACGAGCGGGAGTTCTATAAGAACAAGCCAGACAACTTTAAGAAAATCAAGGAGCGAATCCTTCGTTATGTCATCACCGATCATTTCTCGGGGACTTTCTACTTCCGATACTACAACACCACGGGTGAGACGCAGGCCAATCTTTGGGATTTTTTGAAGGAGGCGTGGACCGGAATTGGTTCGGAGAAATTCCCGTTTCGCGGTGTGCCGTTCGAATTGCTGATGGATACGGGCGCCGCGAACAAGGCAAAAGCTATGACGACGTTTCTCAATCGGGGATTAGACGTAAAGACACCCGAGGGGATGCCCTACAACGCGCGCAGACAGGGGTCGGCGGAGAGCACCCATAACATTATAGAGGAGTGGTTCGAATCGGGCCTCCGGATCCAGCCGGCGACGTGTGAAGACGAAATGAATGTGTGGGCCAGGGACTTCATGATCTGGTATAACGCCACGCAAAATCACACACGTCATGGTCTGCCGAGAATCCAGTGCTGGCTCCTTATTCAGGAGGGTCAGCTTCGGGAGATCCCGGAGGAGCGTATTCTCCAGGATCTCTGGGCAAATCCAGAGGAAGAGCGGACGGTGAGCGGGGACTGTACGATCAGCTTTCAGGGCAAGGACTATAATCTCAAATATATTCCCGGCCTATTTCGCGGGGCGAAGGTGATGGTAATCAAGAAACCCTTCAGGCTCCCCAGGATCGACGTTTCCTATAACGAGCAGATCTATGAGGCCTCGCCCGTGGAGATGCTGCCGGCGGAGCTCGGGGGCTTCAGGGCCGACGCGGCGATCATCGGGCAGGAATACAAATCGCCTCCGGAGACGCTCACCCAGCAGGCCATCAAGCGATTCGACAACATGGCCTATGGTGAGGACCCTTTGACCGTTCGACAGGCTCACGGCTCAGGGCGAACGGCACATAAGAATCAGGTCCCATTTGCCGGTCTCAAAGTTTTCGGCCATCAGGCCGATAAGGTCGGGAACCTATCATTTATAGAGAAGCGGGGAACTCCCATTGAAGTCGATCACGCGATTGCCGAGACGCAAATCTCCTTCACCGAGTTTTTGAAAAGGCTGATTCAGCGGGTGGGGCCGATCTCAAAGGAGATGAACCAGGAGCTGAGGGGGAAATACGGAGAGGCGATCAGCGTTGAGGAAGCGGAACGCGTAATTAATGACGCGGAGACCCGCCTACATCAAGATTTCGGCGCGGCAGGCGGCGACACGGAGAAAAAGGCAATAGGCAATGGTCAATGAAAACATCTCTGTAATCGTGTTTTTTAAATCGGCGTAATCACGCGAAGCGGAAAGGAGGTGAAACCGAATGACTACAAGTGGAGTCGCAGGACGCAAGGCGTATCAGATGCCGGAGAAGACCATCCTTTTAAAAGAGCTTATTTTGCAGTGCGGCATCAACCAGGCCGCAATCTCGGAAGCGGCGGATGTTTCCCGGACCTTACTTAATCTCACTCTAAATAGGGGTTACATCCCGCCCACATCCAAGGGTTTTCAAAAGAAAATTGAAAATTATATTTCCAGGAATCAAAAAGCCATGCACTGGCTCATCGAGCGCGGGCTCCAGGTCAGCGACATCTGGACCTCGGTCGACGCCCCGATCAAAAAGCACCGCATGCCAGCGGGCCAGGGAGCGAAGGTCGCCGCCGGGTACAAAAAACAAGCATTCGTTCAGGGCGATCCCTCGAAGATCGTCATTCATTGGGAGGTTGAAATGATCACAGCAGAGGCAATGAAACACTACAAGGTTTTTCGTAACCCGTTTATTGACGACATTCAGAAAGACTCGGATATCTATATGTCCGAGGAGCACCGCTACATCGAGGCCGCCATGATCGATTGCGCGCGGCACGGCGGATTTCTGGCCGTGATCGGCGAGGTCGGGTCCGGCAAATCGGTCATGAGGCGGAAAGTCGTCGAGCAGCTCCGGAAGGACGGAGACGTGCTCATCATCTATCCTCAGATCATTGACAAGACCCGTCTCAACGCGAGCTCGATCTGCGACGCCATCATCATGGACATCTCCAGCGACAAGCCCAAGATCAAGCTCGAGCAAAAGACCAGGCAGTGCCAGAAGCTTCTCCTGGAGAGGTCGAAGCAAAACTTCCGAAGCTGCCTGATGATCGAAGAGGCCCACGATGTCAACATCAATACCTTGAAATATCTCAAACGGTTCTACGAGATGGAGGACGGCTACAGAAAGCTCCTGGGCATCGTCCTGATCGGGCAGACGGAGCTGAAGCACGCCTTTAACGAGGCCCAGCACGTGGACCTGCGCGAGGTGATCCGGCGCGTCCAGATTGCCGAGATAGCGGGCCTGAATGGCCACATCAAGGAATATCTGAATCTGAAATTCAAGCGCGTCGGGGCCGAGCTGGATAAGATCTTCACGACAGAGGCGCTGACGGCCCTGGGGAAAAGGCTCACGTCGATGGACCGGCAGAGTAAAAGGATCTCTCACGCCTATCCGCTGCTCGTCAATAACTACGCGGCCAAAGCCATGAACATGGCGTGCGAGATGGGCGAGACGCGGGTCACGGAAGACGTGGTGATGGCGATTTGATCCTTCGACAGGCTCAGGATGACGCGGAGACGCGGGGAAACGCCCCTCAAAACACTGGGGCCGCTAACGCGGGCGACGCGGAGAAGGAGAAAAGAAATGACAAGAGAAAATGAGAACAAAAGAGTTTTTGGAGATAATCCCGTGACTCGAATGAATACCTTTGAAAAGCTGACATCGTTGAAGCAAACGGGAAAGCGGCCTGAGACCTCAGCGATTCTCACGACGCCGGAATCGATCGTCAGAGAGCATCGGGCGCAGGTCCTGCAATCCCGGGGCCCCATCCTGGGCCGTGCCCCGGAGCCAGTGCCCTGGCAGGCGAGAATCGACTGGGACTTTGTGCTGAAGATGATCAGCTATGCCTGCGGCGTTGCCCTGGGCCTCGTCGGGATCTATATGCTGGCGTGGGTTTTGATTCCGTTTTTGCAGATGATCAGATGGCAATAGACAGAAAAAAGCCAATGGCCGATAGCCGGGGGGCAGACGACATGGGGGACCAGGTGGAGGAAGGCTTGAAAGTTCAGTTTGACAAAAAGGCCAAATTGCCTATTGACGACGACATCGGGGTCCAGGTGGAGGAAGGCTTGAAAGAGTATTTCTTCTGTGCTCTTAGAAAAAGCAAACCGAGGATCTCCGTGGCGGTCTGCCATCAGAAACGATGCTTATTCCTGGAATCCGAGGGCGGCAAATTCAAATGCAGCTACCGCAACTATGTCGATCCGAAAAAGACAGGAGGGAAGAGTGCCTCAAACTAAAGACGACACAGCGCGTGGCGAGGATGGGCGATATTACATCGCGTGTCCGAAGCGGAACAAAAGCCGGATTCCGCTCACGAAATGTTTCGGATGCGAGTTCGCAGCGGGCAGCGCAGGCGATCAGCAAATAGAGATTGGGTGTAGCTTTCCACATATGACAAAGCCCTGGCGACGGAAGGGTTCGAGGAGACCCACACGCCGCGCAAGCGCTGGCGCTGCGGGGGGTAAATAAAATATCGAGGGACGGTTTGTCCTGAAAGTGGAGGTTTTAGATGTTGGCCCATTTCATTCTTTTGAAAAGTCTTATGACCGGGTCGTCATGGCCGGATTCCTGAACGATTACTACAAAAGGAGGAAAGTATGAACAATAACGGCAAGCAAAAAATAACAGCGATAGAGAGGCTTGATCACACGGCCTTCGCAGTGGGGACGAACTTCAAGAAGCGAAATTTCGATTCACTGAAGGACCTGAAAGAATTCGCCGACAGATGCGGATATGAGATCAACATCGAGCATTCGCATGGGGCGGGCCTCTGTCTCGAAGTTTTAGAGAAAGAGGAGACAAGAAGAGGGGGAGATGCGGCGACAAGAGTGCCGGTTCTACGGAGCGTTTGTACGGGGGTAAGATGACGGTTTATGATCACTGACACCGACCAAAAAGTAAAGATTTTTCTGGAATCCTGGAACCTCCGGGACGGCGAGCTGGACACGAAGGCATCGTGCGCGGTGTGCGGCAGGGATCTCGTCGATGGGAAATTCGGCCTGATTGACGGGGTCTTGGTTTGTTTGGAATGCCGTGGTCGTGATTTAAATGGAGAGAGCGGTTCGGCACGATCACGGTCCCAGTCAGTTTAGGGGCAAGGAAAAAATCAATGACCGCTGCCTTTCCATATATCGGTGGAAAGAATCGAATCGCCCCTCAAATCAGCGTCTATTTGCACGCGACTGGCGGGGATTGCCTGGTTGATGTTTTTGGGGGGAGCGCGGCAGTGCTTCTCAACTCTGGATTTGAGAAACGAGTTTACAATGATATCGACGGCGACCTGGTGAACTTGTTCAAGGTGATCGGCGACGATCATTTCCGGCCAGCGCTTCTCAAACTAATCCGGCTTACTCCTCCATCGAGAGAGATCTTTGAGGACCATTACAGAGATTATGTGGCGCATGGTTTATCTTTCGGTCACGTAAGCGATCCGGTTGAGAGAGCCTTCAGGATCTTCTACAGGCTTCAGTTCGCTTTCGGCGGCAAATTGAGATCCGGAGGTTTCACGCTCAGCACCGGCGACAGAACCACGATCAAAGAGATTCTCAGGTATCGGAATTCTTTGAAGCGACTGGCGGGGCTGGCTGGGTTCTTTAGAGATACGGCGATTGAGCATCTGGATTTTTCGGAATGTATCAGCATTTACGGGCGACGCTCTGGTGTGGTTCTCTTTGTCGATCCGCCTTATATCGGCACCGAAAATTATTATTCCAGGCAACTCTCAAGGGCCGATCATGCTTTTTTAGCCCATCAGTTGGCCTGCTGTAAGGCCCCCGTCGTCTGCACCTATTATGACGCTCCGGAAATCCGGGAGCTATATTCCGAGGCCAAATGGCAATGGTCGCCAATAGAGACGATCAAGAACAGCCAGAGAAAAGGCGGACAAAACAAAGCGATAGAATGGGTCCTGAGCAGGAAAACGGCCATAGCGAATGACAGAAAACCTAACCCCACTTGAAGCAACGATCATGGGAGTCCTCGAAGGCCACAAGGGGATGGAGAACTCGGTCTCTAAAAAAGACCTGGTCGACCGGGTGAATCAGCACTGGCCGCTCTTTCCTGTTTGCGAGCGGACCATCCGGCTAACGATCAAACACCTGGTCGAATCTCACGGCCAATGGATCGGCTCCTCTCCTAAAGGATATTTCATGGTCCAGACGGACCAGGAGCTCCTGGGCGTCTGCAAATACTATCGGGGCTACGGGTTGAGCGCCCTTCACATCGAGGCAAAGCTCAGGAAAATCAGCCTGCCGACGCTGTTAGGGCAGCTCTCGATAGAGTTCGAAACGGAGAATCGGAGACGCGGGGACGCGGAGACAAAAAGATGATTCAGTACCTGGGGGAGGAAAAAGATGACACTAACCGAAATCGAAAAACTGGCGAAGGATCTGGAGGACGCTCGTCTCAACCTGCGGGAAAGTCTTGATGACCTCGAGACCGAGGTATTGGCGATCAAGAAGAAATTCATCTCCGCGATCCGGCGGGCCGTTGAAAAAGCGGCACAGCGCCACGAGGCGCTGCGCGAGGCCATCTCCGAGGCCCCGGATTTGTTTGTCAAACCGAAGACCGTTATCTTTCACGGCATCCGGCTGGGCTACATGAAGGGCAAGGGAGATATTGCCTGGGAAGATACCGCGCAGGTCGTGAAGCTCATCAAGAAAAACTTCCCGGATTCCGTCGATATGCTCCTGAAAATTACGGAGACGCCGGTTAAAACCGCGCTGGCAGCCCTGAGCGTGTCTGACCTCAAGAAGATCGGGGTGACTGTGGTCGAGACTGGCGACGAGGTCTTCATCAAGCCGACGGACTCCGAGATCGACAAGATGATCAGCGCGCTTTTGAAGGACGAAGAGCTGAATCGGGCAGCATGAAAAGCCTGACGCGGTGACACGCCCCTCAAAACATTGGGGCCACTTTCGTGGGAGATAGGGCGATGGGGAGTATCAAACTCATTGATCGAGCGGACGACAGTTTTGTGATGCGGATCTCTGACAGTATGGGAAATCCGCTGAGCCAAAAGCTCCTCGGAATTACCCGGGGCATCAAAGGAGGCCCACCGTTGAAGCGCAGGATTCCCAAGGTTGGCAGAAACGATCCCTGCCCATGCGGCAGCGGGAAGAAATATAAAAAGTGTTGTCTGAGGTAAACCAGATAGGGGAGATCGGCCCGCAAAAGACTGGGGCCACTAAGGGTGGGAGATATGGAGAAGAGGGAAAGGAAAATCGGGTCATTGGCGAATCATAAGGGCATTGTTATAGCGATGGATAGTCGTGATGGAATGATAACACTGACGGCGAAGGAGGCATTTGGATTAATCGGCGATATAAGAAAGTCCCTCTTTGACTGGAACAAACTAACGGGAAGAAAAAACGATGAACCGGCATGCCATTGATGGGGATGAATATTTTGCATCTGGGGGCCAGAGATGATTGATCTGCGGACGGCACTAATAATCCAGAACAATGAGGTACGTTGTGAGGCGGGAGGGCCAGACCCAGAGACCAAGAAATTCGTTGGTTGGATAATGCGGGATGTGGAAAGATGGGAGCCGCTTTTGAATACACAACCGATATTCGAAACCGCCGACGAGGCGCGGAAGGCGATGAATGATCTGGTGATCGCCATTAGGGGAATCGATCTGAGCAAAGCGATTGATAACCTATCCTCGATGCTTGAGGGGAAAGGCCAGCGATGAAAGGTCTGAGTCTTTGGGAGCCCTGGGCCACCGCTGTGGCACTTGATCTGAAAGGATTTGAGACGCGGTCATGGGCCACGTCTTATCGGGGGCCGCTCCTGATCTGCGCCTCGAAGATAAGACCCCCGTTGATCAAAATCATCCATCTGCTCGTTAAGGTCAGGCTTACTTTGAATGATTTGAATTATGGAAGGGCAGTCTGCATTGTGGACCTCGTTGATGTTTTAAAAACCGAAGATATTGTCGTTTCGAACCTCGAAAGAGCATTTGGAGACTACACCCCTGGGCGGTATGCCTGGAAATTTGAGAATATCAGAAGATTCGCAAACCCTCCTTTGGTTCGGGGAGGGCGACGCCTTTTTGAGGTATCGGACTATTATGAGGGGCTTGAAACTTACGATTCAATCGATCCCAACCCACAGAGAGAGGGTCCGGTAGGATCGGGATCCATCCCGCGTGAGTCCGTGGAAGCGGGAGTTCAGGAGCCGGCCGAAGGTGGACAAGACGGATATCCGAAAGACCCCACGGTCTGATGTATGGCCGTGCAGACAGTGTGCCCCCGGTGAACCGGCAGCCGGGGGATTTTAAGGGGAGCCAATGCAAACCGAGGTTAGTCTTTTGATTCTTAAGGGCGCGATCAGCGAGATGTCCGAAACGGACCAGGACCGGGTCAGAGAATGCGCTGGCAAACTAAGGGAGACCGTAAAAGAGTATGGAGATAGGGGTTTGATTGCAATGGCCCTGGTTGACATCGAGGTGACCCTCGAACAAGAGAAGGCGGAGAAAAAGTGAGCCCCGATCTTCAAACCAACCATTCATCAATCTCCGCAACTCAGGTGAGGCTCATTCACATTGGTATCGCGGAGCTGGGGATCGACGATGACACCTATCGCATGATGCTCGCGCGTTACGGGGTCGATACCTGTAAGGATTTACAGTATTCCCAGGCGTCGGCTTTCATTGATGACCTGGTAAAAAAAGGTTTCAAAATCAAACGGCGTTTGAGACCGCGGAGACCCAACAATCCGAAACTGGAGTATCTGCCCAACCATCAGCAGCTCTCAATCATCGAGCATCTCCGCCGCGACGTTCAGTGGCGGGTCCATGACGGCTATCACCGGTGGGTTGAGAAGTTCCTGGGCCGCACATACATCCGAACGTCACGCGAGGCGCAAAAAGTCATCGAGGCGCTCAAAGCGATGAAGAGCCGGCAGCAGCAGGAGTTTTTGAAAAGATGTAAGGAAGCGGATACTCGTAAGTACCCTGAGCCTGACGGGGAAATCAGACCATGAAGAGATACAAATTTAAAACGCACAAGCGCTACGGGAAAAGAGATGTCGTGATCCGGCAACCGAGAGTAGAGCGCCTTTGTTTGAAATGCGATTCTGATTTTATGGCAAAGGGCCGATTTAACCGGATCTGCCCGAAGTGTTCCAATGTGATTTCAAATTATTGAAGCGGAGATTCAAGATGGCAGCGTGTAAAAAGTGCGGGAAGAAGATCGACGGTGGGTCCCCCTGGTCGTTGAGATATCGGTATAAATATTGTCTGGATTGCAACGATAAGATCGCCGAGTCCAGAGGCCAGCTGATCCGGTGCGGGAGAAAAGTCGAGGCTCAGCTGAAGGCCGCGGCGGATGCGAGCGGAAATCCGAAAGTGTGGCGGGCGGGTGAGTATAGTCAAGATGAGTTGAGACGGCTTATCCCCAGCATGGAGTAGGCAGAAAGCAGAATAAATGACACTTGACCAGGCCAGAAAAATCTGTGAGGAAATCGTTAAAAAGTACGGACTGGAGTCGCATTCGGATTACCACGAGGGGCGAAAGGGTGACAGCGTCCTGATCTATCTGACGCTGAAATTCAAGATCGACAAAAATTCTCTTGACAGGAAAATATCAAAGTGATATACGGGAACAGTGAAAGCCAGCGATGGCAAAAAGGAGAACGTCATATTGATCAGGATGTCGAAGAAGGAGGCTCGGTTGATAAAAAAGCAGGCCGGGAGCCTTGGTCTATCGGTATCCGCCTACGTCAGGATGCTGGTCAATTCGGAGGAAAAAAAGTGAAATAATTTGATCCCCAAAATCTAATCGATAAGGACGAGGAATACTCGCAAGGACGAGGAAAACCCGACTTGTTCTGTCATCCTGAACCTATTTCAGGATCTCAGTTGAGTCGGGTTTTTTTATGGCAAAACTGCAGCACCGCAATACGGAGAACAGCAGCACGCAATGACCATCATCAGCAGATGGACGCACATCATGATTCACCACTCGGCAACTGTCGACGGTCGCACGTTCGACTGGCAGGCCATCCGGCGGTATCAGATGTCCTGGAGGATCGACGGGGTCAGCGTAACGAAGGCGGAATATGATCGACGGCTTGCGATCAACGCAGGCAAAAGATTTGAGCCGCCCTGGGACGACATCAGTTACCACTTCGGAGACGAAAAGGTCAACGACCACTATGAGATTCTCGTCGGACGCGATCTCGACCGGCAGGGCGCGCACTGTGTGGGCATGAATCAGAGGGCCATCGGGGTCTGCTTCATCGGGAACTTTGACGTAGCGCGGGTGCCTGCGGATCAGTGGGCAGCCGGGCTCCTTTTTGTGAGGAGCCTTTGCCGGATACTGTTGATCCCGATCACGTGCGTGGTCGGACACCGCGACTATGCTAAGAAGACCTGTCCCGGGGAAATGTTTGACATGGATCTCTTCAGGAGAGATCTGGCGACAATTGCTTAGAGGGGGTTCTAACATGAAATTCGAAACGGTATTCGGGAACGACAAGAACTGGGTCATCATGGCCGTCTTCGGCCTGGGGATGTACGCGCTTTTTATCCTGGGCGTGGAGGCGAAAGAGATCGTCACCAACGCCATCTCCGGCCTGATGGGCATCGCAGTGGGGCAGTCAATAACCAAATGAAACGGAGACGCGGAGACGCGGTGACCCGGAGAAAAGAATCTCTGCGATCTTTTTTTGAAATCGCTGTAATCAGCGGAGCGGAGCGAAGCGAAGCATGAGTATTCCCAAAAAGCTCGACAAAGCCCTGGCCAACTCTCCAATCATGGAGATCAACGAATCGTTCAAAGGGCTTTTCATCTCAGACCTACACATGGGAGTCGGAGACGACGCAGACGATTTCGGACCGAACGCTGAGCTGTGCCTCTCGGTGCTCAGGCGGCACGTGGCGGAGGGCTACCGGGTCTTCCTTCTCGGGGACGGATACGAACTTTGGGAAAACCCAGGATATGAGGCCGTCCGGGAAACCTATTCTGAGCTTTGCAATCTCCTGACCTGGAGGGCCGACAGACTATCGGGCAATCACGATCAAGACCTTTTTCTGCCCCAGGCGTATGTCCTTCGCTACGGGAAAACCGGGCGGCGGATCCTGATCCTTCACGGCCACCAGGGAAATTTTTTCTGTGACGAAGGGTATCCCCTCGGCAGGTTCTTCGTGAGAAACATCTGGCGAAATCTTCAGTTGATCGGCTTTCGGGATCCGACGACGGCCATGAAAGACAAAAATCCGAAAAAGCACGAAGGGACCAGGGCTGCTTTCCATGACTGGGCCACGTCAAGAAAAGAAACTGTGATTTTCGGCCACACGCATTTCCCGGAGAGCGACCCGCCGTACTACTGGAACACCGGGAGCTGGGTCGGCGAGGGCGGCCACGGGGTTGTTGTAGAAGGCGATCAGATATCGCTGAAAACTTTTACGAAGGAGGGCACATGATCATGATGAAAACAAAAAAAGCTTTTTCGCTGGCGCAGTTGCTCCTGTTGATCCTTGTTCTAATAAGCCTGGTCGGATGTTCGGGCGTGCAGACACAGCCTACCAAAACCTTCGACCAGCTCTCGCCTGACGAACAGGCGCGGGTCGTTCTCTCCGCCGTTCAGTATGGCTCTGATCCGCTTTTCGATATCGGCAAAAGCGTTTTTGTCGTCAAGCCGGAATACATGGCAGCGTGGAAACTGGGAGTCGTTCCGAGCTTCGATCAGGTCAATAAAATTCTGCTCGACCTCGAGACGAGGGGCTCTCAGGGGCAGCAGATCACCGGCGATGTCATCTTGCAGTCGGTCCAGGGCAGGATCGCGGAGATCATCTCAACCGTCACTCAATACGGGACGATCCGGAAGACTTCCGGGGCGAAGCCCACGTCCGAAGATTACGGTCTGGTCGCGGTGCTCGGGATCCCGACCGCCGTGGTCGTCTGGAATGATATCGTCGCGGCAATGGCGGGACATATCCCGAGCTGGGAGATCATCCTGGCCCGAAACAAGGCGCTTCAGGCGAAGATCGACGCGGAGAAGTAAATGGAAGAAGCCCTTCGAAATCTTTTTTTTGATGCTTGCAGCAACGCCTTGCGGTGGGGACCGGGGCTGCTGATTGCCATCGTCATGCTCTTCGGGCTCTACAAACTGCTTCTCCGTATGGGCAAAGACGTGGGGATGAAGATCGTCACGGCATTGGAGAAGCCCGCAGCAGCGCTGAACCAGCAGGCCGCGTCGATGGATAAGCTGACCAATTCAATCCAGGACTACGTGGGCCGGGATCAGCTCGAACACAAGGAAATAATTCTATTGCTCAAAGTGATCTCCAATAAGGTCAATCGCATCGAGGCAAAGAGTGGATCCTAAAAAAGAACGGTATCGAAGAATAAGAGGGCTGATCCTGAAGCTTCTCGCCTGCGAGCATCCGGGGTCCATCGATTTGAAGGTGCTCCATTTCTCTCTCGACAACCTCGGCTATACCATTACCGAGGAAGAGATGCGGAGCCACCTCGATTATCTGGAGAAGAAAAAACCGGGCCTCATCAAAACGGAGAAGAAAAAGGCGGGCCGGGTCGAGATCGAGATTGCGACGATCACTCCGGACGGGCTCGACGTGCTCGACGAATTTCGGACCGATCCAGGCATCGACACGAAGGATCTGTAGGACATGGCAAAAGGGGCCAAAGGCAAATCGGTATTTGCGGAATCGCGCGAGCTGGCTTTTCGTTGCTACCAAAAGTGCGGGGGCAACGTTGAAGCGACGCTTCGGGAGCTTGAGAAAGAGGGGCTTAAGCTCTCGAAGCCGACCTTCTATGACTGGATGGAGAAATTCAATTTCAGGGAGCGTTTGAAAGCCTGCGACGCCGTGGCCCAGGAAGCGAGCGACGCGAAGATGCAGTACCGCGAGAAGATCCTCCTGGATCTGAAGAAACAGAAGACCCGCTATGACAAATTCTTTGAGAGCCTTGCCGAGAATACGATCGATACGCAGGCGACCTATGCTTATAACTCGCTCTGCAAAACGATCTCCGACATTCAGCGCGATCTCGATTCAAAGCCGGACCTGTATCGTATGGCGCCGCTTGTCATGGATGGGTTTGTTCAGTTCGTTAAGAAAGTGGTCAAGGAGCAGGGTTCGCAGGAATTGGTTTTCGGCCTGATCGATCGATTCTTTGATGAAATAAAACCGCAGTAGTCGCAGGCAGTAGTCGCAGGCTTTAGCCTGCGTTGAAACTGAAACGGTGAGATAGTGGCGAGCAAGAAAGAGATCCAACAATTAATCAATCGCGTCAGATCCAGGATGCGGGCCGAGGCAAAGCCCTTTGAGGATACTTCCCCCGAGGCCAGAGCCGAGAGGATCCGCCGCTCGAAGGAAGATGATTTTTATTTTTTCAAAACTTACCTCCCTCATTATTTTCCGACCGAGAGCGCCGAATTTCACGAAGAGGTTGTCGAGCTTTCGAAAATCCAGGACGAGCCGGTGATTATCGCCGCGCCCCGCGAGCACGCGAAATCGACGCTCTGCACCTTTGCCATTCCCGTCGCCGATATCTGTCTCGAGAGGAAGCACTTCATTATCATCGTTTCCGATACCGAGGACCTGGCCGCCGACTTCAACGTATTCATCCAGCTCGAGCTCCAGGAGAACGAGCGGATCCTCGCCGATTTCGGATACCTCAAAGGCTACAAGTGGGAAGCAAAAGACTTCACCACGAGAAATGGGATCCGGGTCAAGGCCCGGGGCCGTGGCCAGAGGGTCAGAGGGATTCGAAACCGCCAGTACCGGCCCGACCGCGTCATCATCGACGATTTCGAAAACGACAAGAACGTCAAGAACCCGAAGCTCATCAAGGAGGCCGTAGACTGGATTCTCACCGCTGTGCTCGGATCTCTTGCCGAGGGATATTCCCTGATGATGATCGGCACCGTGCTCGCAAAGAAATCGGTGCTGACCTGGTTTCTCAATGCCAAAGACGAGAACGAGCAACCTCTCTATATCAGCCGCGTCTATAAGGCGATCAAAGACGACGGTACGCCGCTGTGGCCTGCGAAGTGGCCCATCGAGAGGCTTCTCAAAAAAAAGCGCCAGATCGGGACGCTCAATTTCAACCGCGAATTTCAAAACGACCCGAAGGACGAAGAGGGTGTCTTCCGTGAGGAGTGGATCCGATATTACACGCCGGAAGAGATCGCGGGAAAGGCGCTCGCGGTCTATGAGGCCATCGACCCATCGGTCGGGGCGAATGAATCTTCGGATTACCGCGCTTTCGTAAAGATCGGACGCGCGCGCGATGGCACGATCTATGTGCTTTCAGCCGACATCAAGAAGCGCTCCGTTGACTCGCTCGTTTCCACTGAATACATCCGGCAGGCAGAGCAGCCTGCGATCATCATCCGTCTTGAGACGGTGGCATTTCAGGCGGTCTTGATGATCCTCTTCAACGCGGAGGCACAGACACGCGGGATTCATTTACCAATACAAGAAATCAAACACACGGTCAACAAGGAGACCCGGATCACCGGGCTCTCTCCTTTTGTCGAGCGCGGAGTGATCCGTTTCAGAAAAGGCCACTCCGATCAGGACCTCCTGGTCGAGCAATTGATTTATTTTCCGTCAACGACGGTGAATAATGATGGCCCCGATGGGCTTGAGATGTCGGTCTCCGCCGCCCAGCAATACGCCGGATGGCATGTCGAGCACAAATCCACCGGCAAAAGGGTCGGCCATGAGATGGGCGATTATCTCCCCGAGGGAGAGGCGGTGAATTATTAAAAATCAAATTCAATTTGAAAAAATGGCACTCTTCAAGATTTTGCGTTCTAAGGGCATTAATTTCGGAAGGGGGTATCTAACCCCCAAACCCGTTGACAACCCTGTCAACCCTATGTCAACCCCGCGTAGGATTGAAATTTGAAAGGGGTCACCACCCGGAAAAGGGCATTTTAAAGATGGCGACACGGAAAGAGAAGAAAAAGCCCGAGCTTCAGCAGATCGCGACGGTCCAAAACGACATCACTCTGAACTACATCGGGAAGGTCCTGCTCAACCCTGATCCGATCCTTTCCGGCGAGGCCAGGGCTCAGGGGATCAAGGCCTTCGAGGACATGCTTTTTGAGGCGCGCGTCTTCTCCGAAATGCAAAAGCGAAAGCTCGCCGTCATCGGCAAGGAGTGGGACATCGAGCCCGCAAGCGACGATCCGCAGGACGTGAAGGTCGCAGACTTCGTCAAAGAAGTTTTCAAAAGATTTTCATACGACACCGCCCGCCAGGCGCTTCTCTCCGGCATCGTCACCGGGTTCAAGCCGGGAGAGGTGATGTGGGATTATTCGGAGGGCGATATCTGGATCAAAGGGATCAACGGAATTTCGCCGCGGAGGTTCGCTTTCGATCTCGAGGGCAGGCTGCGGCTCCTCACCTGGGGAAATATGATCGAGGGCGTAGAGGTCCCGGAGAAAAAATTCATCGTCTTCAGAAATCCCAGCAACAACGGCTCTCCTTATGGAGACGGGATCGGGCGGGCATTATATTGGCCGATCTGGTTCAAGAAAAACGGGGTGAAGTTCTGGGCGGTCTTCCTCGACAAATTCGGCCAGCCCACTCCCTGGGGAAAATATCCTCCGGGAACGACGGAGGACGACCAGACCAAGCTTCTCGACTCGCTCAAAGCGATGCAGACCGACCAGGCGATCATCACGCCGGATAACATGACCGTGGATCTTCTTGAGGCCGCGCGCGCGAGCTCGGTTGACTCTTACGATAAGTGGGAAAAATTCTGGAACGACGCCATCACCTTCATCATCCTCGGCCAGACGGCGACGACCGAGGGCACGCCCGGAAAGCTCGGGAGCGAAGAGGCCCGGTCCGATATCCGCGAAGAGATCGTCAAGGCCGACGCCGATCTGCTCTCCGAATGTCAGAACGATTTTCTGATCCCCTGGATCTGCGATTACAACTTTCCGGCGCTGAAGAAATATCCGAAGGTCTGGGTCCGCACGGAACCTCCCGATGACCTCGATAGGCTGTCCAAAGTCCACCAGGTCGTCTTGCCCTGGCTCGATGATGTTCCGAAAACTTTTATTCACGAGACCTATTCGATCCCGGTCGCCGAGGCGGGAGAGGACGTTGTGACGGTTCAGAAATCGTCCCCCCTTCCGCTCGGATTCGCGGAGAGTAGAAGATCTTTCGCCGGGTCGCCGGATCGCCCCCTCACCCCTTCGTCTTCTCAGGCGCAGATCGACTCCTTGATCGAGCGGAGCCTGAAGGAGGGTGGCATCTCGGAGTTTCACGATTCGCTGATGAAGATCATCGATGATGCGACAAGCCTTGAGGATCTCCAGGCGAAAATCCTTGAGCGGTTCAAGGACCTGGATCTGGAGAAGATGAAAGAGATGATGGGCCGCTCTTTTTTTATAGCGAACTTACTTGGAAGGATTTCAAAATGATTTTCGCTATGCCCTATGCGAGGTTCTGATGGTTACTGAATGGGGTCCACTCCCTTTCGACGAGGCGATAGATTTTTTCAGGGGCAAGGTCCCGATGACGATGGATGAATTTCTCGACCTCGCAAAAGAATCGCGCGTCAGGGCCTTCTCGGTTTCGAACGTCACGGGGATGAGCGCCCTTTCCGATATTCAAAGCTCGGTCGCAAAAGCCATTCAGGAAGGACTGAGCTTCGGAGACTGGAAAAAGCTGATCGGTAAGACGCTTCTCAATTACGGCATCGAGGGTTTTAGGATGGAGACGATCTTCCGATCCAACGTCCAGACGGCCTATCAGGTCGGCCACTATCAGCAGATGCACGATCCCGACGTTCTGAAAGACCGGCCTTACTGGAAATACGTTGCGGTGATGGACGAGCGGACGCGGCCCGAGCATGCGCAGTGGCATGACACGGTGCTTCCGGCGGACGATCCCTGGTGGAACACTCACTACCCGCCGAATGGCTTCAATTGCCGGTGAACGGTTGTTTCCCTCTCCGGGCGGGAGGTCGAGCGCGAAGGATTGGAAGTGATGCCGTCTCCGGATGTCGAGACGTATGAGTGGGTAGATCCCAAGACTGGCGAAATCCACGATATCCCGAAGGGGATCGATCCCGGGTGGGACGTGAACGTTGGAAAGCTCGGAATGATGGCAGGCCTCGTATGATTAAACTTTCGGTAACACTCGATGCGGAACAGGCGAAGGCGACGCTTGGGGCGCTCAGCGGCAAGATGAAAAACATGACGCCGGTGATGAAGACCATCGGCCAAACCGTCCGCGCATCGATTCAAAGAAATTTTGAGCAGGGAGGCAGGCCCACGGGCTGGATCAGGCTTGCTCCGGCGACGGTCGCCAAAAAAAGAAAGGGCGAAGGAAGGATCCTGATTGACAGCGCGAGGCTAAAAAACTCGATCAAGGTCCGGGCGTCGTCCGATAGAGTTGTAGTCGGGACAAACGTCGTCTACGCGGCGATTCATCATTTCGGCGGAATGGCGGGGCGCGGCCGCAAGGTGAGGATCCCGGCCAGGCCGTTTATGCTGATCCAGGACGAAGACTGGAAAGAGATCAACGAGACGGCTTCGGATTATCTGCTTAGGTCGTAAATGGAGGGCAAAATGTTTCCCGAATGGATCGAGATATTCAAGACCGGGACCTTGATGGACTCCAGAGGCAAAACCAGGGAGTGGACGCTCCAGGACCTAAAAGAAATTGTGGCAAACTACGACGTCGCCAAAAATCCCGCCCCGATCGTCATCGGCCACCCGGAGACCGACTCCCCGGCCTACGGCTGGGTCGAGGCCCTAAAGATCGAAGGCGACAAGCTCCTGGCTAAGCCTTTCCAGCTCGTCGACGAGTTCAAGGACTTGGTCAAGCGCGGCATCTATAAAAAAATATCGAGCGCAATCTATCCGGGGATTATGACCTTGAAGCACGTGGGATTTCTCGGCGGCGCCGCCCCGGCGGTCAAAGGGCTCAAGCCCGTGACCTTCGGTACAAAAGAGGAGGCCTGGACCTTCGAGATGGAAACCTCTCTGTCTATAAATGATGGCGACACCACGCCCCGACCTGATGGGGGCGATACCAATAAAAAAGGAGGTATTAAAATGACAGTCAAAGAATTTATCGAAAAGATGAAGGCTTTCTTCTCGGAAGCCGAAAAGGGTCTTTCCACTGACACCGGCACTGTCACTGTCACCGTCCCGGACACCGGTCTCAAATTCACCGAGGCCGAGGTCCAGGCCCGCGAGGCCAAGGTAAAGAAGGACGCAGAGGCCGTGCTCTTCGCCGAGAACGAAAAGCTCAAGAAGGAAAAAGAAGAGTCGGACAAGAAACTCAAAGAGATCGAGACCAAGGCCCGCAAAGACGGGATCGCCGCCTTTTGCGAGGGCCTCTGCAAAGAAGGAAAGCTCACGCCGGCGCTCCGGAAGATCATCGAACCGATCATGGTCGCGGTCTCCGACCAGGCGGCCCCGATTGAATTCTCGGAGACAGTGAAAAAGCCTGCCCTCGACGGCATCAAGGATTTTCTGACCGAGCTTCCGAAGGCCGTGACCTTCCGCGAAGTGACGCCGAAAGACGGACCGGCAGCCGGCGGATCCGCGAGCGAGAGGCTGTCGAAGCTGATCACGGCAAAGATGGGAGCTAAAAAGGATCTCTCTTACGGGGCGGCTTTTTCGGAGGTGCAGAGAGAGAATCCCGATTTGGCCAAGGAGTGCTTGGGAGAAATTAAACCCAGCGCTTGAAACAAACAAAATCTAAACTCAAAACTTTTTGAATCAAGAAAGGAGAACACCGATGGCTATTGAAAAACTTGGGACCTTGGTATCCCATCCGGCCTATGCGGACCTGAGAACTCATCAGTACAAAGTCGTGGTTCTGAAATCGGACGGAACAGTCGGACTTCCGCTCACGGCGATCACGGCGATCCCCTATGGGATACTGCAAAACGCTCCGAATGTGGGAGAAGAGGCGGTCATCGCCCCGATCGGCTGCGGAGGGATTTCTAAAGCGGTGGCGAACGACGCCATTGCGAGGGGGGCGATCGTGGCCCTCGAATGGGTCGACGATCTTGGAGATTCGGGCAAGGTCAAAGCCGTGGCAGCGACCCAATATCCGGTCGGGCAAGTGGTCTATCCTTCAGATGCGGAGGATGATCTCTGCTCCGTGCTGCTGACCCCGATGACGGTGAAAGCGTAACAATTAACGGGAAGCCTTCAGACTTCCGACGAAAGGAGAAAGACGATGGCTCAACCTTTGTCAAAAACGGGAGTACCTCCCATTCTGCAGAATGTGAGCGTTCAGTATAGGAATCCGATCTATGTAGCGTCTCGGATTTTCCTTATGATCGACAACTGCCCTCCAGAAGCAAAAATCGCCCGTTATCTCAAGGGCGCGTGGTTTCGCGACGAAGCCCAGATGAGAGGGCCCGGGGGCGAAGCCGCCCGGGGTGGCTATCCGGTAGACTTCCTCGATGTGGTCCCCAAGGAATATGCCTTCGCCAAAGAAGTTCCCGACGAAGACCGTGAAGTGGCCAACTCCCAGGGAGGCCCCCCGCTTCAGCCGGATATCGACGCTATCCAGTTCGCGACGGATAAAATTCTCATGAAAAGAGAAATCCTCTGCGCAGCGCTGATCAAGGCGACGGTCTGGTCGAGCGTCGCGGCAAGCGGCGAAGATGCCGAGGGCCTCTGGGCTCCTGCCGGGGCGACCAATACGTTCCTCGCGGACGTAGAAGCCAGGAAAACGACCATCCAGTCGGCGACGGGATTGATGCCGAACTGTCTCTTTATGGATGCGCTGACGTATAGCGCCGTCAAGGTTTGCGATTCCGTGCTCGACAAGATCAAATACACCCAAAAGGGCGTGTTGACGCCGGATCTGCTGGCGTCCATCCTCGACCTGGAGGAGGTCGTCGTCGGTCCCGCGATCTACAGCACCGCGAAGGAGTCGAAGGCCGGAACGGATTTTACGGCAGCTCAGATCTGGGCGAATACTGCCGGGAAGGGCATGGGTTTTCTCTACTACCGACCGTCCACTGCGGGATTGAAAGTCCCGGCCGCCGGATACATCGCCCGATCGGGCCTGTTTCCCGGGGGGGTCCGGGTTCAGACCTGGCGAGAGGATTCGAAACATCAGGACGTCTATGAGGCGGCCGAAAAAATTCACATCCTCGCCACGGGCCTGGATCTCGGGTTTATGTGGAAGGATACGTACTTAACCTAAAAGGAATGGACTGAGCGTTGAGCATGGAGGACTGAGAGTCAAGCCTCAGTCCTCAGTCCATGTCTCTCATCACTTTATTTCAAGGAGGGTCAAACCAATGAAAAGAACGAAATGGATTTTGAGCATCATGCTTATTCTGAGCCTGGTGATCATGTGGGATCCAGGGTTCGCCCAATCGATCAGCGGCAGGACGAGCAGGGGATTGCCCCAGCCCGCCCCCGATACGAATTCTACATCGATCCGCGCCGGAAGGTATGGCGAAGTCATGACGGTCCCGCTCTACGGGAACAAGCACGCGCTGGCCGACGAAGGATCCTATTATATCGCCACAAACCCGACGATCGGGACCCCCATCGCCCAGACGACTTCCATCACCGCCTATGCCGACACCGCCGGGGCGATTGGAAATTACTTCTTCTGGAAGAACACCGATCTGACCGGAGGGAAGAGGGTCTACCTCGACTATATCAAGCTGATGGTCGTCCAGGTGCCCACTGCCGCCACATCCTGGCAGTGGGCTCTGGTCACCGATTATGGCGCGGCGCGGTACACGTCGGGAGGCTCGGCTATCGTTCCGGTCTCCCCGAACGGGGACATCGGGACCCCGTCCGTCGTTCAAATGTATGCCGGGGCCCTGACCACAGCGGTGGGCATATCCAAACGCACTGTTGGAAGGGGCACGTTTCGCGGCGTTATCCCAACGACTTTTGACACGTATGTGATCGTATGTGGCGCGACCCAGGGCGGAACGGGATTTGCGTCGGCCGCGGCATCGGGCCGTTCGGTTGGCATTGCGCCTCCGATCATTCTCGGCCAGGGACAGAACCTGACGTTTATCATGTGGGGCGCATCCAATGCGGCTGCCGCCAGCTTCGAGTTCGAAGTAGGCTGGTGGGAGAAATGAAATCAATTCGGTAGGGAACGGCCTGCTTGCAGGAACCGTTCCCTACAGGAGCATAGAATGGCCTACTCTGTGCTTGCGGATCTGAAGAAACAGATCCCCGAAAAAAAGATCATCGAGCTGACAAACGACGCGGGCGCGGGTCCGCCGAAAAAGATCGCATACACTTCGGGTGGATCGTATGAGGTCGTCGCGGGAGACACGATCGTCCAGGGCGCGACGCATGCGCTGGTCGACGAGGTGGTCCTTTCGTCGGGAAGCTGGGCAGGCGGCGATGCCGCAGGCGATCTCTACCTCTCCGACCAGGTCGGCGACTTTGCCGCAGGCAATCTGGCCGTGGGGTCAAACTCCAACGTGGCGACAGTCGCGGGCAATTCGACCGACACCGTCTACGCCGTCGATACGGAGAAAGTCACCGAAGCGATCGCCAAAGCGGACGCCCTGATCGATGGCTACTGCGGACAGGTGGCCGAGGTCCCTTTTACGACGATTCCCGCGATCGTCAAACAGCATTCGATTACGCTGGCAATTTATTTTTTATATATCCGCCGATCGATGGCGCCGGAGCTCGTTCGAACAAATTATGAAGACGCGATCGCATACCTGAAGGACATTTCAACAGGCAAGGCGGCGCTCCCGCCTGTGGGGGAGGCCGACGTGGCCGCAGCGCCCCAGGCATCGCGAGCAGAGGGCGACGCGACTTTTTCAATTGGAAAAAAGAGCACGGGATCATCCGGCTCTCTTGATAACTACTGAAAATAGAATCTCAGGCGCGATGGAAACAATTCTCTCAGCTCTCAAATCAACGATCCCCGCGGCCATGAAGGAGATCAAATCGGTCCACGTTCTTCCGGACCCGGACCTTCTCCCGGAGAGCGTCCAGTTTCCATGCGTCGGGTTGAAGGATGGGGACAGCGATTTTTCCGAGGGTATGAACCGCACCGAAGAGGAAAGCGGCTCGGTCCTTATATATGTGTATGTCCAGATCCTGAAAGAGGAGGCGTCGATCATGGGCGAGGGATCGAAAAAGGGAGTGATCAAACTCGTGAAGGACCTTCGCACGGCGCTCAACTGGAGCACGCTCGGCGACATCGTCAAGCACTTCTATTCTCCTGAGGTCATGGCCTCTGAGACGATGTTCAAGGGAGAAGATGTTTTCGTGCAAAGAAAAGGCTGCCGGTTCATTTACGAGCGATAGAGTAGTCGCAGGCTTTAGCCTGCGTAAAAGGAGGAACCAATGTCCTACCGATTAAAAAAAACTGAGAATGCATTTCGGGTTTGCAGAGAGGGGAAATTCGAGTACCGGCGCTACGAGCACGGGAAGACCTACGACGAGGTCCCCCCGGAAGACGCGCACCGTTTCGAAACTCTCGACGTGGAGAGGCCTGAATCCGCAGCGGATACAAAAAAAACAAAAAAGTAGTGTCTGCATCGGTCCGGGATATCACGGACACGGACCACGGACACGGACACGGAGGTAAGCCATGAGATCCGATTTTGCAACTGACGTCCAGATCGCCGTATCGGCGAATTCAAGAGAGACGGCGATTAACACCGAGCAGACACTCGACACCGGGATGCTCTGCGACATCGCTTCGATTCCCGGCCGCGAGCCAAAGCGCGAGAACAACGCCGATGAGGCCCACGGCAAAGAAGAGCCCGATCTGATCTATGACCTCGGAGGCGTCTCAAAAATGAAGATGAGATTCTCGCGGATGCAGGCCCAGCACATGGCCCTGATCGGATCCTACGGTCTGGGCAGCAGCTCGTCGGTCGCCGCCGGAGCGGGCTGGCTGAGGACGATCCTTCCCATCACCGGCGATCTCGACTCCGCAAGATCGAATCCCTCCTTCACGCTCGCCGCGCGTCTCGGAAAGCATTTGCAGAAAATCCGCGAGGCGAGCATGTTCGTGACCGGGTTTGACCTGACACTCGAGCGTGACGCATGGGCGGTCCTCGAGGCGGACCTGAACGGCACCGGAAAGGAAACCACGAACCGGACGAAGGAGACCGTCAACGCGGCCTATAACGCGGCCTCCCTGGCGCTCGCCGCCAATGGCGTCGCAGGATTGGACGCCGCAGAAAGGCTCGCCAATGTCCATCATATCCGGGTCAAGGTCCCGGTGACGCTCGAATGGGTAGACGTGGCTTTCTCCGCCGTATCTGGTGCAGAGCCTGCGATAATCACCATCACGCCCCCCGGAGGAGTAGCAACGCTCACCGATTACGAGATCATTTATAACATCAAGGAGGCCGGAAGCTATGCCTGGTGCTCCTTTCCGAGCAGGGTCGAGGAATATCCCCTCAGGGTGAGCGACTTCTACGTCAATCTCGGAGGCAAGTGGACCGGTAGCCTGGCAGGCGGGCACCAGATGGCGGCAGACATCAATATGCTCAAGTGGAGCTGCAAATGCGGCCCCGTGCCCGACTTCACGTCAGGAGGCGGGACCTATCTCTACGCGAACAGGGCGTTGAGAGCGCCCAGGTCGCAGACCGTCACGCTGGACCGGCGCTTCGCCGATTCGATCCTCGCGCAGAGATTCGACGATATCGAATACTTCACCCTCTACGCGATCGCCGCGGGCGCGGTCTATGATTCGCCCCACAAATATACGGTGGAGGTCGTTTTCCCGAGGGTGGCGGTGAGAGGCAGGCCGGTGAGCGTCGGCGATAAGAACCGCCTGGTAGAGGGAGTAGAGTTCGATGTGTTTCAGGACGACACCTATGGAAGCGTGATTCTGAAGACGAAAAACATGGTGCAGCATTACGCCGCGTAAGCGGTAGCCGCAGACTTTGGTAGCCGCAGGCTTTAGCCTGCGAAACTGAAAGGAGCGAAACGCAAATGGCCCGAATTATCGGTGAGAATATCAAAAACAAATTGATTATCAAAGACCAGTACAACGAGAGCAGTTTCCTGACCGTCTATCACGAGTCGGCCACCGCCGAGGAGCGGATCGCGTACAGATCGGCGCAGTGGAAGAGAGACGGCAACAAGATCGAGAGCCGCCTGACCGCAGCGCGGCAGGAATGGGGAGAAAAGAAGATCATCGGGTTCAAGGAAGGAGACTTCAAATTTAAAGCTCCTCCCGAAAAGATTTCCTCCCCCTCGACGGGGGAGGGTGAGGGTGGGGGTGAAAATAGGGGTGAGGGGGAGATTCGAACAATCTCCTCGGACCCCGAGTCCCCAAACTACGATCCGAACTGGAAAGCCCTTCTCCGTAAATACGCCGCCGACGTCCTCGAGGCCGTGGCGGAGCATATCTTCGAGTCTACGTTTACGATCGCCGAACAGGACTACACCCAAAAAAACTGATCGAGGACATTAGGGCGCTCATGGGCCTTAATGTCTGTGACCCGAAGAGAGAAGAAAGCTGCAAGAAGCAGGATAATTCCGAAGAGGTTCACCGATGGGCATGTTCAGTTTGCGAGAAAAAAAAGATAAGCGACGTCCACCCCTGGGCGTTGCATCTGGTCGATCTCAGACGCCTCCTGAAGGCGGGCTACCCGTTCGGAAAGAATGATCTCTCGTATCAGGAGTGGATGGATTTGGGTCTGCTAAATGAAATGAAGGAAAAATAAAAAAGATGGCCGACAATTCCAACACCCTCACGCTCACCCTCCAGGTCAAAGACGACGGCTCCGTCATCGTCGATACGACCAAGAGCAAGATCGACGCCCTCAATCAATCGACCGTCTCCGGAGGAAAATCAGTCACGGACGTTCTCGGCGGGGTGAAAGCCGGTTATCTCGCCGTGGCAGCAGGCGCGGCCGCCGCGTATGCGACGGTCAAGGAATTTCTCGATGCCGCTTCGGAAGCCGAGCAGGTCGAGTCGCGCATGGCCTTTCAGCTCGGCCAGGTCGGATACAACTTTGGCGAGATCAAGCCCTTCGTTGACGATTTCGCGGATTCTATTCTAAAGACAACACGGTTCTCCGACGAGATGGCCCGCCAGGGACTCGGCCAGATGATGCAGTACACCGCCGACGTCGGCAAGGCCATGCAGGGCGTGAAGCTTGCGATGGACATGTCCACGCAGTCGGGGCAAGATCTCGGGTCAACGACGAGACTCGTTGGCATGGCCATGAACGGAAATGCCGAGATCCTCGGCCGTTGGATCCCGGAGCTCCGTGATCTCGATAGCAAGCTGGGATCATCCGCGACGAATGCGGAGAAGGCCGAATACGCGACCAGGGTCCTCAACGAAAAATTTGCAGGCGCTTCTCAAAAAGATCTGCAGACCTACTCCGGCCAGGTCGAAACTCTGAAGAACCAGTACGACGAGCTGAAGGAGTCGGCGGGCCGCGCCCTGATGCCCGTCGCTAAATTCGCAGTGCAGGCGGCGAAAGGTATGCTTGAGATTCCTTCGCTCTTCAGCCCGAACATTGCGTCGTTTGCCGATATCTCGGCACAGATGGAAGCAAGGAGAAAGGCCGGCGAGCAGGCGAAGATCGCAGCGGCAGCGAAAGCCTACGCCGACGACCTCGCCATCTGGAAAGCGAACCAAGACCAGCGCCA